CAGATGCCGACCTTGGATTTGCTTGTCATAGACGAGGCACATCACGCTTCGTCGGACAGTTACCGGTATGTGATTGATGCGGTGCTGGCGCGCAATCCAAAAGCCAGCATCTGTGGACTGACCGCCACCCCAAACCGGGGTGATGGCAAGGGCTTGCGTGAAATCTTCTCGAACGTGGCTGATCAGATTAGCCTGGGCGAGATGATTGCAGCCGGTCACCTTGTCTCGCCGCGCACCTTTGTCATTGATGTGGGTGTCCAGGATGCCCTTAAAAATGTACGCAAGACGGCCATCGACTTTGACATGGATGAGGTTGCTTCGATTCTTGACAAACGACTGATTTCGGACGCGGTCATCAAGCATTGGAAAGAAAAGGCGGCGAGTCGAAAAACCATCATCTTTTGTTCGACTGTGGCACATGCCCAGCACGTCTGTGAAGCTTTCGAAGCGGCTAACGTGAACGCGGTACTGGTTCACGGCGAGTTGTCTGGTGGCGAACGCAAGGCACGCTTGGCTGCGTTTGAGAGCGGAAGCGCCCAGGTGGTTGTCAATGTTGCTGTGCTGACTGAGGGTTATGACTACACGCCAACGAGCTGCGTGATATTGCTGCGCCCCAGCTCCTACAAATCAACCTTCATTCAGATGGTTGGTCGTGGGCTGCGCACCATTGATCCAGAGGAATTCCCGGGCCTTGTTAAGTCGGACTGCATCGTGCTGGACTTTGGCACAGCCAGCTTGATGCATGGTTCGCTGGAGCAGGAGGTCAATCTTGACGGTCATCTTCATGATGGTGAAGCGCCGACCAAGGATTGCCCTGACTGCGGTGCGATTGTCCCCATGGCCTGTATGGAGTGCCCGTTGTGCGGCCATATCTGGGATCGTCAGCAGAAGGACGGCGGTGTCTTGGCCGATTTCATCATGAGCGAGATCGATCTGCTTAAACGCTCCAATTTCAGGTGGTGTGATCTTTTTGGCTGTGACGATGCGCTCATGGCCACCGGTTTCAATGCGTGGGGCGGTATCTTTTTCCTGAACGGTCGTTGGTACTCTGTTGGCGGTGGCAAAGACTTACAACCGCACCTGCTGGCAATTGGCGAGCGCACGGTGTGCATGGCCAAGGCAGACGATTGGCTCAATGGCAACGAGAGCGCCGATTCGGCCCACAAGACACGTCGCTGGCTCAACGAGCCACCAACACAAAAGCAGCTCCAGTACCTGCCACAGGCAATGCGGGCGGATTTCGGAATGACCCGCTATCAGGCCTCGGCACTGCTGTCCTTCCAGTTCAATAAATCGCAGATTCATCGCCTGGTGATGGCGGCCAACGACAGTTACCGGATGGTCGCATGACCTGCGCGGTTTGTTCCCGTCAAGCCAAAGGGCTGGGGTGGTTTAACCCCAGGCTCAAGCGCAGCGATCCGGCGCGGTACAGCGACCGTTGGGTGTTTTGCTCGATGGCCTGTCAAAACGCCTTTTCTCAAATCATGAACAAGACCGAGGGAAACATGATCAACACCACTGAAATGGAAAACGAGGCAATTGTCTCTTGCTTGATGCCTTTGGGCGACTACGTCGGCACCATAGGCTTGCAGCGCCCACTGGCCGATTTCAGCCGCCAAGAAGTGTTGACGCTCATCGAGGTGGTTGTCACGGCATTTCAAGCACGCATGCTGGCGGAGCACGAGCGTATGGCTTGCAGAGATCGTGCGTTTCTGGAGCAGCGTCTGGCGCGCCAGCAGCAGTGGCCATCCACAGGGAGGACTGCTTGATGCTGGATTTCAACCACCGCCCCAAGATTGAGGAGCACATCAGCACCCTGATCGACGTTGCACTGATCAAAGAACGGGACAAGGAAATACCGCGCAACTACCTGGGCGCATCTCGGCTTGGGGTCACCTGTGAGCGCGCATTGCAATACGAATACACCCATGCGCCAGTTGACGCTGACCGTGACTTTTCTGGTCGCCTGTTGCGCGTATTTGAAGTTGGCCATCAGTTGGAAGACATGGCGGTCCGCTGGCTGCGTTTGGCTGGATTTGACCTCTACACACACAACGCCCAAGGCGGTCAGTTCGGATTTTCTGTTGCCGGTGGCCGCATTGCAGGCCATGTTGACGGCATTCTGAATGGTGGCCCATCCGAATTGGGCCTGTCCTACCCGGCGCTCTGGGAATGCAAGACCATGAATGACAAGTCTTGGCGTGACACCGTCAAACAGGGGGTTGCCAAGTCGAAACCAGTGTATGCAGCACAAGTGGCGGTGTATCAGGCCTACATGGAGGCCAGCGTGCCTGGCGTTTCTGACAACTCGGCACTGTTTACTGCGATCAACAAAAACACGCAGGAAATCTGGTTTGAGTTATTGCCTTTCGATGGTGGATTGGCGCAACGCATGTCAGACCGTGCAGTCAAGGTGATTTCCGCCACAGAAGCAGGTGAGCAGTTGCCACGCCACACCACGACACCAACCCACCACGAATGCAAATTCTGCGCTTGGCAAGACCGGTGCTGGAGTGCTGCATGACGGTAGAAACCCTGGATTGGATGGACTTCAACGATGCGTCACAGCAGCGTGCCGATTTGGGTGAGGATATTCAAGCTTTACGTTCTGGCCTGTTGGATCGATTGGAAGCGGTATTGCATTACCTCTTTCCAGCCGGTCAGACTAAAGGCACCAAATTTTATGTAGGCGATATTGACGGAACACCAGGCAAAAGTCTGGTGGTGGAACTCGAGGGCGCGCGTCGTGGCTTGTGGAAAGACTTTTCTAACGACGATGGCGGTGATCTGATCGACATCTGGGCCATGTCACGCGGTCTATCGGTGCGGCATGATTTTGTGCAGGTGCTTCAGGAAATCAGCCAGTGGCTCGGATTTGCGCCACCTGTCACGCGACCAATACAGCGTGAAGCTCGCAGCGCCCCCACAGACGAACTTGGGCCGTACACCGCGAAGTGGGATTACCTGTCAAGCCAAGGCGCGCTGATTGCCTGCGTCTACCGCTACGACCCACCCTCGGGCAAGGAATTCCGACCTTGGGACGTTGGCAGCCGGATGTGGCGCGCGCCTGATCCGAGGCCACTGTTCAATCTTCCCGCTGTGGCGACTTGCCGCCAAATTGTCTTGGTCGAAGGTGAAAAGTGCGCCAGCGCTCTGATTGCATTGGGTGTCGTGGCCACCACCGCCATGAACGGAGCCAAGGCACCCATTGACAAGACCGACTGGAGCCCACTCAAGGGAAAGAATTTGGTCATCTGGCCAGATCGTGATTCTCCTGGCTGGGATTACGCCCAGAACGCTGCCCGGGCCTGCGTGCTGGCTGGCTGCGCATCTGTCTGCATCGTTGTGCCACCCGAAGTCAAGCCGGAAAAATGGGATGCTGCCGACGCAGTTGATGAGGGCTTTGACTGCTTGACGTTCATTGCAAAGGGTGATCGGCAGGTCATCAAGGCAGCAGAACCCGTGTTGCCCAGCTTTTCACTAGGTCAACTACTGGACGACGATTCGCCCCTGCCGCCTGACATCATCGGCCCGCGGGTGCTGACACCGGGCAGTTTGCTTGTGTTCGGTGGCGCCCCCAAGGTGGGCAAAAGCGACTTTTTGTTGGCCTGGCTTGCGCACATGGCCGCCGGTGCCACTTTTCTGGGAATGCGCCCCTCACGCCCTTTGCGTATTTTTTACTTGCAAGCAGAGGTGCAGTATTACTACCTGCGCGAGCGTGTCAAGGCCATCAAGTTGCCATCTCACCGCATCAAGGATGCGCGCCAGAACCTGTACTCCACGCCTCAGGTTCACACAATTCTTAACAGTGACGGTGTGGCGCAGGTGATTGCCGCCATTGCGCAGGCATTTCCGGCCGAACCACCCGACATCATCGCCATCGACCCGCTGCGCAATGTGTTTGACGGCGGAGAAGGCTCTCCCGGTGAAAACGACAACGCCGCCATGCTCTTCTTTTTAAAGCAAAGAGTTGAGCGCATTATGTACACCGTCAATCCGAACGCTGGCGTGATCCTGGTGCATCACACCAAAAAGATGGGCAAAAAGCAGTTTGAGGAAGACCCATTCCAGGCATTGGCTGGCGCAGGCAGTCTGCGCGGCTATTACTCCTCCGGCATGGTATTGGCTCGCCCGGACGAATCCAGCAGCGTGCGAGAACTATTTTTTGAGTTGCGAAACGGCCCGGCGATCCAGACAAAACACGTCGACAAGATCAATGGTGAGTGGCGTGAAGTGGATTCCAACCAGCGACTGGTGTTGCAAGAGCATGGTGCAAAACTCGATGCTGAGCGCAGACGCAAGCACGACACCATCTTGCAAATTTTGTTTGATGAGGCCGGACGCGGGCGTTGCTACACGGCCAATCAGTTTGCCGACAGTTTTGAAGGTAAAGCGGGTCTCGGTGCCAGTCGAACCATCAACGAGCGCCTGGCCGTCCTGGCCAGCAAGGGCTACGTCAAATTCTGCAAAGACCACGCACCCTACGGATTGCCATCAGTCGGGCGCAGCAAATTTGGCTATCTCTGTGTCGAGGACATGCTTCTGACGCGTGCCATTGGCCCACCCGATGAGGTGACCGGAGAGGTTCACACCGACTCACTGCGGGTCTATCCGACCCACTACAAGTGCCCC